CAAGGCAAGGTGCGCGGCTTCCTCGGCCTCCCTGGGTCGCGCACACTCGCAGAAATGGGAAAGCGTCAGGGGTAGCGGCGAACTGCCTTGGAGACCCGAGAATCGCGAATATAGATTTGTGGCTCTTCCGATCTTCACGTAGCCATTAGGCGCCGATATCACGTAAACGAAACCACGCGCGGACGATTTTGCGCGAAGCGGCGGTTTCTTTGGTGCCTTGACGCGAGGTGGACGTTGAGCGCATTCGAGACAAACGCTGTTATTGGTTTGCCGCTCGGACCGATGGCCACGCTTGCACGGCTTGCCGGTGAAGTAGGTCTTTGCGCCGGCCGCTATCGCCGCAGCTCTAGGCCTCATTACCCGATGTTTACCCATTCTTCTTTCCCCGCTGTTTGCGCGCCGTCAGCGCCATTGCGTCCGCAATCATCTTGCGCATCTGCGCCTTGCTTGGCTTGCCGCGGGGTGCCTTACGCTCGGCAATCATCTGCGCCCGCGTCCGATGCCTCGTGATGAACGCCAGCCGGTTCGCATCAATGTTGATTCCTGCGGTCTTGATCCATTTCGATATCGCCTGGCGCGACGCATCGCAGATCAGTACGGCCTCGGCCACGCTCACGAGATCGCCGCGCCGGAATAGCGTAATGATGTGAGATCGCAGGGGATGACGGGGCGCGGCCATGGTTGCAGCAGGGTGTAAACTATCAAATTGGCCCTATTTGGGCAAATTGCCTGCCTGACCCTTATGCTCAAATCAGGATAAGCCGATTTATCGCAACAACTCGCGAGTGCGTTGAAGCGCACCACGAAACAGGCCTATCCCTTCGCGCGTCCACACGTGCGCCCGTCTTTTCCGTCCGCAGCGAGCCCGCGAGCGAGGACCATGAGCGAAGGCAAGGCCGAGCGACATACCATCAGCATCACAGATGAAACGATCGAGCGCGCTGCTATCGCAATCCGTCGATCCGTCACAGCCTCGTGGAGCAAGGACGCGGCAGATATCTGGCATTTCATCTCCGACGACATGCGAAACAGATATAGGAAAGACGCCCGCATGGCCCTCAATGCCGCTGCAAATCAATGAAGGCGATTAGAGGCAGCGATTGACCTCATTATGCTGCACTGCGAAGTAACCCTAAATGTTCCATAATCTGGCGATGATACGCATGCAATCTGTCTGCTCACTCTCGGCTGTACACTGCACTTTCCTACGGTAGGAACATGGCAGCCCGTCTATCACACTGATATTGCTGATAGATATAGATTGCGCGCGTGCGAGCGTGTCAGTTGCGTGTTAATCGAGCGCTGGCAAAACGTGTAGCCTGGCGCAATGCAGGGGATCGACGGGCATTTTGACCGGGGGGGGGGGGGGCCGCCGCTTTCCACAGCCGGCCCGATAATCGACATCCCCTTCCAATTTCGCGCCTCCTTTCAGTAACTTAGTGTCCTTTTGGCAACACGGTGTCCGCCTATTGGTGTGGCGTCTCGGCAGTGCGTTGCTCGTCTGGGTAACCGGGTTATCTGGTTGGTCCATGAGCGACATTGTTCCGATTATGCCCGAATTGAGCGAATTGCCCGAGCAGTTGCGGGATCTCAAGGGCGACCCGCGGCGCAGGGTGTTTGCCTGGTGCTATGTGTTTGGCGGGGCGAATGGGGCGGCGGCGGCGCGGGCGGCTGGGTATTCCGATCATTTGGAGGCTTGCAAGGTGCGGGCGCACGGGCTTTTGCAGCGCGACGATGTGCAGGAGGCGATCAAGGCGCTGTGCAGCCGGTATCTGTTCTCGCTGGCGCCGAAGGCGATCTTGCGGCTCGAGGAGTTGCTGGACAATCCGAAACACCCGAAGCACGACAAGGCGATCGAGATGGCGTTGTCGCGCTCGGGACATGGGGAACGGTCGGCTGTCGACGTCAATGTCAGCGGCACCGTGACGGTCAACCATACCGATCAAGCCCTAAACGACCTGAGAATGCTGATGGATGCCGGCGTGCCGCGGGAGAAGCTGGTCGAGACCTTCGGGTTTTCGGGGTTGGAGCGGTACGAGCGGATGCTGGCCGAGACCGATGCGAAGGCGCCGAAGGTGATCGAGCATCGGGCTGATGAGGCGCGGGAATGACGTCGGCTCCTGACTGGTACGCCAAATTGTGGGCCGCGGCTGTGGAAAAGTATGTGATGCCGCGCTTGAGGGCCGCCCGTGGCTGACGACCTCGAACAGGGCCCCGACCCCAACGATATCCGCCGCCACGCCAAGCGGATGTTCACCGAGATGCAATACCGGCGGAAGTACCGGCGCATCGATTTCTACCGGCCGAACCTGAAACAACTGGCTTTTCATAATCTTGCGGAACCGGAGCGGATGCTGCGGGCCGGCAACCAGCAGGGCAAGACGCAGGCCGCTGCCGCCGAACTAGCCATGCACGCCACGCAACTCTACCCGGAATGGGGAGACCTCGGCGGTTTCCATGGGCGCAAGTTCATGGAACGTCCGAAGATCGAGCGGCCGTTCGACTTCCTCGCCTGGGCGGCGGCCCCAAACGGGGTCAAGATCCGCGACGGGATGCAAACCAAACTACTCGGCGACCTCAGCGAGGAGGGCGGGCTCGGCACCGGCATGATCCCGCTCGACAACATCGGCAAGGTCACGATGGCGCGGGGCATCGGAAATCTTGTCGACACCGCGGCTCTCAAACGGGATGACGGCGGCAAGGGGGCGATCCGCTTCAAGACCTACGAGCAGGGGCGGCAGGCCTTCGAGGGCGAGTCGGTCGACGTGATCTCGCTGGACGAGGACGTCAAGGGCGAGCAGAACGGGCCGATCTACAGCGAGTGCCAGGCCCGCACCACGACCACCCGCGGCATCATCATGGTCACCATGACCGCGTTGCTCGGCCTGACGCCGATCCGCCGGCGGTTCAAGGAACAGAAGCTCGGCACACGCGAAATCCTGATGACTATTCAGGACGCGCTGGTCTCGAACGGCGGTCATATTCCGGATGAGGATCTGCCGCGTATCCTTTCGCTGTACAAGGCCCACGAGATCCAGACCCGCGTCTACGGCGCCGACATGCAGGGCGAGGGCGCGGTGTTCGAGACGCCGATCGACGAGATCAAGCACGACATGAAGCTCGCCGATATCCCACCCTATTGGCCGTGGCTGTGGGCGCTGGACTTCCGGCATTCCGGCAACGCTTCGTCGGGCCACCCCTTTGCCGCCGTGCTCGGCTGCTGGGACCGGGATTCCGATACCATCTATGTGATGCACGCGGTGCGGATGCTCGGGCTTGCGCCCGTGCACGTCGCCACCATTAAGCAGCATCCTATGTGGCCGGCCCCGGTTTCGTGGCCCCATGACGGCGGCCGCGGCGGATCGATCGTATCGGGCGACACGATAGCCGCAACCTACAAAAACCTCGGGCTCAATATGCGGCCGACGCATGCCGTTTTCCCGGAAAGCCGGGGCGGCAATTTCGATTTCGAGGGCGGTATCACCGATATGGAAAACCGCTTTGCCGGGCGGCGGCTGCTGATCGCCAAGCACCTCACTGAGGTTTTCGACGAATATCAGGGCTATCACCGCGTCAATGGACTCGTGAACAAGATCGACGACGACCTGATGAGCGCGATCCGCGTGCTCTGCATGGACATCCGCAACGCCAGGGCAGCCAGCAATTTCAAGATGCCCGGAGTTGCCGGGTACGGTCTCCCCGCATCCCAATTCGCCGCCGGAACCCCCAGCCATGACGGCGGGGACATGGATGCGTTCACAGGAGCATAGACCATGGCGAACAACCCAGCCGGCCAGAGTTGTGCAACCTGCGCGTTCTATATCGGCGGCACCTGCCGGGTATCTCCACCGGCACAGTCATTGGGTGCCGGCAATCTATGGGCGAGTACCGGTCCGGATGACTGGTGCAACGTCTGGAACGTGTGGCCCGCCGTGCCGCCGACACCAGCGGGTGCGGTTTGCACCGCCGGGACCATAGCGCCATCCGGCGGCGCCAACGGCGATTTCTACGTCGATTATCTGGCCTTCAACGGAACGATCCTGCAGAAGCAAACTGGCGTATGGGTGACGATCCAGACGATCAACTCCGTCGGGACGACCGGCGCGGTCTGTACCTCGGGCACATCGGCACCATCCGGCGGCGCCGACGGCGATTTCTATGCGCTCTATGTGCTCGATTTCAGCGGCCTGACCATATCGGCGCTGAAGATCTACCAGCGGCAGGCCGGCGTATGGGCGGTGATCCAGACCATCCTCTGACGGTGCGTTGCTGACAACCCCGCGACGGCACAGGTTCGCGCCGACTTAGCCACGCTCCCCTCTACTGGCGCGCGGGAGGTTCGCTTCCCGCCGCCCCTTTTGGAGATTTCCATGACCGACACGACAGTGACCCAGGCAGCCCCGGTGCCGACCCCAACCCCGATCGTCCAGCCCGCGCCGATCGTCGGCGGGCAAGTTGTCGACGTCTCAAAAGAGCGCGCCGCGCAAGACCAGCCATTCGGCTTCGGCGCCAAGCCTGCGGGTGCCCCCGCCGACCAGACCGCATCAGCCCGCATGCGGGCGTTCGAGGATGCCCATTTCGGCAAGGATGCCGTTCGTATCAACGGCCTGATCGAGCGCGGCCACGGCTCGGCATTCACGGCGCTGGACCCGGCCGCCAAGAACCAGTACGCCGCGATCGAGCGGTTCAGGGATGCCGAGATTGCGCTTGGTGTCGCGGAAGGCGATCTGTCCATCGCGCAGGCCGCTCATGCCACCGCAACCGCAGCCGTAGAGAACGCAGCGAGGGCAACGGACGGCATCAAGCCGGGTCCGGTAGGCCCGCTGGCGTCAGCCGACGGAAACTGGACCGGACCCACGGTGAAGGAATTTGTCGCGGCCGGTTACAGCGCGCGGAACTACCCCCCGCAGGGCTACGCCTCCCGAAGCACGCCCGATGAAGTCGCGGCCGCCGTCGCCGAGGAACAGAAGTCCGCCGATGCCGCCAAGGCCAAGGCGGATGCAAAGGCCAAATCGGATGCCGATGCCGCTGCCAAGGATGCTGCCAAACCAGCTCCGGTGCTAACCCCCGCGGGGGCCTGATCATGGTCAGCCTGACGCAAGAGGAATGGGACGATCTCGGCGATCCCGAAAAGGGCGGCAGCATTGCCAAGCAAAAGGCCCACCTCGCCGCCGAGGAAAAGATCGTGTTCGGCGCCGACTTCCAAAAGAAAAAGGGCGTTCCGATCGAGCAGGGCATCGGCTCGCCGGGCCGCGAAAACCCCAATCACTTCGCGGCGATCCGGAAAAACGAGGGCGAGGAAGCCTACCAGAAGGCGCTCGCCGAGGCTGCGAAGCGGAGGGGCTGACCATGGCTGCGATCGGCATGTCCGTACCGGGCGCGACCGATCTCGGCCTCGGCTCGACGCTGACGCAACAAGTTGGCGACGAGACTGATGAGCAGCGCAAGAAGCGCCTGCTCGCGCAAGCCCAGCAGCGCCTCGTCCCCGGCGCCGTTCCCCCGATCTCAGGCGCCTCGTCGCT